GTCAGCGCGGGTCGTGCCGTACGATCCGGTACGTCTGGTAGTCCTGCGGCGACCCGGCCAGCAGCGTCGGCATACGCACCTAGAACACCTGGCCTGCGACATTGTTACGCACGTACAGCACCGCGAATTGGGCGTTCGAGAACGTGCCGGTGGTGACCACGCGAATCCAGCGCTTGATCGTAAGCGCGTTGCTGGTGGCGATCCGCTGCGCGCCGATAGCCGTGGCCGCCGTGAACGCCCCGCCGGTCACGTCCGCGTACGGGTCGGTACTCGCGTCGTCGTTGGAGTGCTGGAGCTTCACGGTCACGCTCGTGCCGGTGAACGCGAACACGTGCAGGTACGCCTGAAGCCCGAACGCCGTGCTGGCGGAGTTGTCCACCCCGGAACCGTTCGTGGCCGCCGTGTCGGTGCGTTTGCCGGCCGTTAGCAGGGTCACGTACTCCTTGCCGTACCCGTTGCTCTGGCACTCCACCGAGTGCAGGAGCGACCCGTCCTCGCCCCGGCTCGGGTTGTACGTGACCTGCTTGGCCACCATCGCCTCCGCCGCCGAGCCGAGCGACGTGCCGAACAGGTAGGTGGGGATGCGGTCCGTGCGCGGCAGGGTGTCGAACGTCGGATGCGCGGCACCCGCGCTCGGGTTGAAGAACGACGTGACCGCGATCGTGCCGGAGCGCTGTGTGCCGAGCCGAGACACCGCGCTCTGGTTGATCGCGGTGTCGTCCCACACGCCGTGGCCGCCAAGGCTCGGGTCGAGCCGGTTGATATCGCCGGACAAGTCCACTCCGTCCAGCCAGAACGCATTGCCGAGCCCGGAAGTCTTAGCCATGGGTCCTCGCCAACAGGATCAGACCCCACCCGAGCAGCGGGTACAGCGGGATCACCAGAGCCACCACTATGCCCACCAGCCAGCGGCGGCTCGCCACCTGTTCCTGCCGTTGCTTCTCGTGGGCCTGCTCGTGCTCGGTCACATCCTTGCGGAGCTGGGCGACCTCGGCGGCCATGCGGTCCACCCCGCGCGTGCCGTGCTCATCCAGCCGCTCCAGCCTGATCGCGAGCTTGTCCAGCTCGCGGCCCATCTCCGTGCGGTACTGCTGGAAGGAAGTCCACAGAAACATCGGGCTGAGCGGCGCGGTTGCGGGCGGTGCATCCGGCACGGGGTCACCCCCCAGGTAGGGATTCGTCACTGGACCTGCCCCCACAGGTCGTTGACGATCAACGGAATGGTCAGGTCAGCGATGCGGTAGAGCTTGTTGTCCTGCTGCACGTAGCCCATGGTCCAGGCCAGCGGGGCGCCGTGCGCGCCGAGCAGGTCAACATTGCGCAGCTGTCCCCCCAGGTCGAAATCCCCCGACAGCCCAGCCACCAGCGCGTCCATGGCGCCGAGCAGCACGGTGTCATCCTGCGGTTCGATCAGCATGTTCCGGTAACCACGTGCGGTCAGCTCGACCCGCACGGACGTACTGGCCAGCCCGGACGCGGCGATCGGGTCCATGGACCCACCCCACACAGCCAGCGTCACCCCCCGCGGGTCGGGTGCCGCCTTAGGTTCGTACGCAAGTACGGCCGCGAACTGCCCGAGCGTGCGCGCGTGGTCGCACACCGCGGACAGGATGCCGGCTACTCCTAGGCTCACTGGCCCCCCAGTTCACTCATGTGCGTGTTGACCACGCGCTCGGCAATCTGCTGGGCGCGGCGCTTGTTCTGCTCCTTGGCCTGCCGCAGCGCGTGATAGCCCTTGAACCGGGTCGCCCGGTTCCGCTTGCCGGTGCCCTCCAGCCACGGCCCGTACACCACGCCCTGATCGGTGACTACCGACTGCTTGGCCGTGTGCTTGACCGTGATGCGCCGGCCGTACGCCCCCGTCCAGTGGCGCACGTGGCTCTTGAGGATCTTGAACCAGGTGTCGCGCAGGTCATCGGCCACGGCCCGGTCCACGTCCCGGACGATCCGGGCCATGACCGGGTCAGTCTTCCCCTCGACCACCGGGCCGCGGATGCGGTAGCTCACCGGCATCTCACACCGCCCCGGGACCGACGATCCGGAAGTAGGCGTCTAGCGCCTGGTCTTCCAGGCTGCCCACCCCAGCGCCCGGCTGCGGCGCGGTGCGCGCACCCGAGCCGCCCGGCCGGGCGTACGCGCCCAGGCTCTCCGCGTACCCGGTCTGCGCATACGCGAGGTTCAGTTGGCTGACCAGCGGCGGCGGCGCCAGCTTCGTCAGTGCGTCACCCTGGGTGTGGCTGGCCGCCGTCGTGCCGCCGTATGCGCGCTGCACGGTGAGCGAGCGCGGCGCGTAGATGGTGCTGCCTGTGTGCGCGGCCAGCACTGAGCCCTGCACGGCCCGGGTGACGGTCAGCGTGTTGCCGGTGATCGAGGTGATCTCCATGAGTTCGGTGTCCAGCTGGATGACCTCGCCCACCGCGTACGCCGAGCCGGTGGTGACGGCCACACCGTTGTCCGAGCTGGCGGCCGTCAGCGGAGTCTGGAGCGTCTGGCTGGTGCTGGTCATGCTCGAGTCCAGCACCAGCATGTTCTCGGTGCCGATGTACAGCAGCTCGCCCGGTCCGACCGCACTGGAGTCAGACACGGTCAGCGCGGTCACGGAGGCGTTGATCGAGGCGCCCAGCGTGCCGACCGAGACCACGTCCTCGCGGTAGCCCCACCGGCCGGTGATCACTAGCGAGCGCTGCGGGGTGGTGCCGACCGAGAACCCGGTGGCCGCGCCGATGTTGAGCTCCACCCGGTTGTACGGCGGCCCGGACGCCTGCGGCTCCAGGTACACGTTGCTGGTGCTCACGCTGGTGCCGCCGCTGGTCAGCGACGTGAGCGAGATCAACTGGGCGTTGTCGTCAATCCAGAACCGCCAGGCGGGCGCCTGCGGGGCGCGCGGCGGCCAGCGGAAGTCCTTTGTCTGGGTGACCGGGTAGAACGTGCGGTTGAGCAGCGCGTCCACCGCGTCGGCCCCGCCGCACAGGGCTCGGTCAATCTCCCGCTTCGCGCGGGAAGTCAGCGCCACGTCAGAGGCGCGTGCTATGTCGTCCCGCGAGCAGTACGCGGGGCGGGTGATCGTCATGCCCTCGTCCTCTGCTTTCCGGGTACGTACGCGCCGTGGCGCGGGGCCGATGGATGTTCAGTTGTAGGCGGGCCCTGCCCACCGCCCGGACGGCAGGGCCCGCAGTCTCACACGTCCTGCGGCCGGTAGCCGTCGTGCGGGCAGTACAGCTCACCGTTCGGGCCGCTCAGGTACGGCGTCCCGTCGTTCGGGCAGGCCAACCGGCGTAGCTCCGGTTCCTCGGCCAACAGGTCATCCGCGTACTGGTAGATGGCCAGCAGTCCGTCCGCGCTCACTTGCTGCCACCGACCTGGGTCGGGTCGCCACCCGGCCAGGCGTCCGCCCGGTCCCGCAGGTCGTTGCGGCCGAGCCCTTCGTACGCCGGGTCATCCTGCGGCCTGCCCTCCCGCTCGGCCACGTACGCCAACCACTCGTCCCTGCTGGCGTTACCGGCCGGCCGGTCGTCCGGCTCCATCGAGAGGCCGCCACCCTGTCGCGTTTCGTCCCCCGTGTCCGAGGTAACCTCTTTGGCGCGGTCCGGACCTGCCTCGCGGTCCGGACCGACCACATCGGCATCCCTGGCCGGACCCCCCGGAGCGGCCTCCGCCGAGTCCTTGGCACGCTCCCCGCTCTCCGGCCGCTCACCCGCCTTCACCGCGTCGCGGTAGCGCTGCATGGCAGCCTCGCCACCGGGTCCGGTCAGCCGCGGGCCAGTTTCCGGCGTCCAGCCCTCGGGGGCAGGGGTGCCGGCGGGCAGCCACATGGAGCCGCCAGTGATCGGGTTCGCCTTGGCCATGGTGTGCCTCCTAGGAAGCGGTGACGGTAGCGTTATTGTCCAGGGCTACCCAGTACAGCGTGTGCGTGACCGCGCCGGTCGCGTCGGCCGCCGAACAGTTGATACCGATGGTGCCAGGGGCAACGATCTGCCCGCACAGCCCACCCGTGTTGCCGCTGGCGGAGCCCGACTTGCCGGCCGCCGCCGCGCCGATCAGCGCCGAGCCGACCGCGCTCGGGAGCTGCCACATCATGCCGGCCTCGTCAGCCGTGACCGTCAGCGCCGTGCACATGTCGTTCGCGGTGCCGGTGGTCGGCGTGGCGACGTACTTCACGGCCGGCGTCGTGCCGCCCACGACCGTGGTGACCACGCCGTACAGCATGGAGATGAAGATCCGGCCGTTGGCGATGGTGAACAGGGTGGACGTAGCGTTCGTCGGCAGGGTCTTTGCGACCGCCTGCGAGCGGTTGCCGAGGATGACCTGCCGGATGCTGCCCTGGCTGCTGACCGTGGTCACGCGGTCACCGCCGCGAGGTTCGGCGCGTACCGCTTCACCTGGAGATCGTGCAGGATGTACACGAAGCTGCCGCTGGAGTGCGTGGCGTCGATGTAGGTGAAGCCGTCCGAGAGGGCCACGGCCGGGATGTAGACCGCGAGCAGACCGCCCGTGGCCGCGGTGACCGTGCTGGCCGCCGCCTGCGTGACCTTCGTCCACAGGCCGGACGCCTGCGTGTAGTACTCGGTGATCACCGCGAGCGCTTGCTCGGTGCCGCCGCTCGCGGCGTTGCACTCGTTGATCGTGGCGTTGCCGGATGTGGCGCCGATCAGGACGATCGTCACCCCAGCACAGTTCTTAAGGTTGGCGCGCGTCTTGCCGGTCGTGGCGGACGTGGCCAGGTTGAACACTCGGCCAAGCCCCTGCTGTGCGGACACGGTGTAGTCCTCTCCGACCGGGGCGTCACTGCCGGCCTAGTTTTACGACTCCAGAGGGGTGGCCCTGCGCCGGGTGGGCCGGGAGAGGGTGACCCGGCGCAGGGCCTATGGGGGCAGGCTGGCTCAGTTCGCGGCGTCACCAGCCCTGGGTGATCAGGTGCGAGTAGACGACAACTGGACGAACGGCGTGAGCGTGTTGCTGCTGCCGTTCTTCGGGGTGATCGCGGACTGGAGCCACGGCCGGCCGTCCACGCGCTGCACGATCTTGTAGGCGATCCGGTCGGAGCTGAACAGGAAGTCGGTCGAGCTGGTCACGTCCATCATCTGGCGGTCGCCAATGAGGTAGAAGCTCAGGTCCACGAAGTTGATGTCACCCGTGGTCCCGAGCGCCGGGGTCTTCTCGGTGAAGATCACCGGGCGGCCGTAGATGGTCACGGGGGGACCGTCCGCCACCCCGCCGCCGGCCAGCCACACTGGGGCGCCACCGGTACCGACGCTCAGCGCCATGGTGGCCAACTGCGGGAACGTGTCGATGCTGGCGATCCACACCGCGCTGTTGAGGCTGGACGGCAGCATCCGGCTGTACATGCTGGCCAGGTTCTCGACCACGATGGTGCTGGCACCCTGGCCGCTGACCGCGCTCACCTGGACGCTGGCCGCACTGTTGACGAAGCCCAGCGGCTCGCCGGCCCCGGTGCCCACCATGAACCGGTAGTCGCGCTCGAACGCCATGGCCCGCGGCAGCGCTTGCCGCAGGAACGCCTCGAACGCCGTGGCGTCGGCCACCAGCTCGTTCGGCGCGGTGCAGTACGCCATGAGCTTTTTGGTGTCGAGCACGACCTGGCCGAACTTGGCGGACGACTCGGTCGGGGCCGTGGCCTCGTCCACCCAGTAGCACACGATGCCGCCGAACACGCTGGTGGCGTTCGTGGTGGAGTCCACGGTCGGGATCAGCGTGCGCTGGGTCTCCATCGGGATGACCGTGGCGCGCGGCTGGACGATCGAGTCCTCTAGCGCCAGCATGAGCATGTCGCTGCGGAACTGCTCCGGGATCAGGAACCCGCCGTCGCTCGGGGCGTTCGTGCTGAATGACGCCTGGATGCGCTCGCGCGCGGTGTCGATGCCCTCGGCCAGCTCCTTGGCGTTGCGGTAGTTCTGGAGCTTCGGGGACAGCGCCCGGAAGAACTGCGCCTGCGACTTGAAGATGCCGTCCAGGGTGGCGCCCGGGGCGTCCGGGTTGCGCAGCCCGTGCTTGCGGGCGACCTCGTTCCGCACGTCCGCCGAGTCGTAGCCGGCCGGGTGGCCGAGCGGCAGCCGGTCCAGCTTCGCGTTCGGGTCGTTCGCGTACAGCTCGCGGACCGTGGCGATAGTCTGGTTCCGGATCTGCTCGCGCATCTCCCCGTCGTCGTTCATCACCTTGTCGACATAGGCGCGCAGCACGTCCGGCCACTGGCCGGAGTCCTGGGCGTCCCGGAGCTTGGCCGTGTCGAGCATGAACGCTTCCAACTCTTCTGGCTTCGTGGGGATGGCTACGCGGCCAGCCATGGCTTACTTCCCTTCCTGCTGCTGGCGCGCGAGAGCCACGCGCTCACGGATGATGGCGGTCATCTCCGCCGGGTCGTACTTGAGCAGCGGCGGCGGCGGGGCCGCCGCACGGCCGGCGTAGTTGAATACGGACAGGTCGAACCGGGCCGTGGCGTCGGCGGCCACCGGGGCGCCCGCGACCGTGTTGACCAGGCCTGCGGTCTCGGCCTCGCCGGAGTCGTACCAGGTCTCGGCTCGCATGGCCGCCCGCCAGACCTCGGGGGAACCGCCGGCCCGGTCGGCGTACACCTGGGCCATCATGTTGGCCGCCTTATCGAGCATGGCGGCGGCCTCCAGCATGTCGGCCTGGTTGCCCACGCAGCCGCACAGCGGGTCGTGGATCATGACCTGGCTGGCGCGCTGGGCGATCCGCACGTCACCGGCCTGGAGGATGAGACTCGCGATACTGGCGGCCAGCCCGTCCACGTACGTGGTGACCGTGCTCGGGTGGTTGCGGATCGCGTTGTAGATCGCGATCCCGTCGTAGACCTCGCCACCGCTGGAGTTGATCCGGACGTTCACCTGCGGTGCGTCCACCGCGCCCAGCTCGTCCACGAACTGGGCCGCGCTGGTCCCGAAGTACCCAATGTCGTCGTACAGGTGGACCTCGGCCACGCTGCCGTCCGCGGCGGCCGTGATCCGGTACCAGTCGCGGCCCCGCACGTCCTGGGCGCGGTTGACCGGGCGGGTGTGCCGCTGGCCCGAGCCGAGCGCGGCAAGGTTGATAGCGCGGGGCCGGCTCATGCGGCATCCTCCGTGGGCTCGATCATCGGCGGTTCGTCAGGTTCTACGGTGAGGGTGTCGGCGGCCATGTCCACGGGTGGAAGTCCGACCGTGGCAGCAGCCGAGTCGGGTGCCACGCCGGCATCGGTCAGCGTCTTGAAGGCGTTCACCATGGCCAGCATGTGCGCGTCCTCGGCCGCCTGGTCCTCTGGGACGGCGGACTCGTAGCACAGCTCCACGTCCGGCGCGCGGCCCGGCGGCATGTACAGCGGCAGCAGGCCCCGGTTCAGTGCGCCAGCGATGCGGGACAGCGCCGGGTCCACGTTCCAGTTGGCCAATTGGAAGTCGGCCGCCTCCGCATTCGCCCGGTTCACGTCCGCGCTCTGGCCCAGGATGGCCGGGTGCACGCGCAGGGCTTCGCGGATCGCGTCGCTGCTCACCTTGCGCAGCTCACCGAACTGGATGTCTTTCGGGGTGAAAGCGTTTTGCACCCAGCGCATGCCGGCCTGGAGCAGCGCCACCCGGTGCGCGTTGTTCACCCCGCGGTGCTGGTCGTGCCAGCGCTCCCGGAACTTCTCGAACTCCCCGTCCGGGATGTTGCGGTCGGTCTCGATGATGCCGCCGGGCGTGGCGTCGTTGGCGAAGAACTTACGGTTGTAGGCGCTGGCCAGCCGGTAGGAGTCCAGGTCCACCAGCAGCGGCTGCACCGGCCCGAGCCCACGATAGGTGTCCAGCGGGTTCGGTGTCTTGATCTGGATGACCTGCCGCGGCTCCAGCGGGATCTTCTCCCCACCCGGCCCCGTGTAGACGTAGCCGGCCAGGTACTTCGTCGTGGACGGGACCGGCAGCATGCGGTCCGGGCGGACCGGCCACAGTTCCATCGGGACCGTAGGGAACCGGGGGTCGGTGACGATCACCCCGTACGCCTCGCCGGTCAGCTTGACGTGTTGGACCCAGGTCTCCACCAGCTCGTGCCGGGAATAGTAGGGATTCGGGCTGTTCCACAGGTCCAGCGCCGGGTGGCTGACGATCTGCCGGCGCGCCGGCTCGTACGGGCCGTAGACCCGGCGGGCGTTCGTGGAGACCCGCTCCATGTACCACGGTTGCTTGGCGGCGGCCTCGGCGATGGCGCCGACTGCGGCGAACAGGGTCCCGACCGAACCGTACGCCTCCAGCTCGGAAGTCTTCGACCCGCGCGAGCCGAACGAGAGGAACGAGCCGGTGCCGCCGAGCATGCCGGCGTACGGGACGGGGGCGGCGGCCTGCGGGCGGGTGCGTCGCGCCAACAGGTCCACGGCTCACCCCCCGGTGCGCTCCATCCCGTGGTTCAGCCAGAGCAGCACCGCTCCGGTCACCACGAATCCAACAGTCGCGCCCAGGGTGAAACCTGCGATAGCGAAGCACGCGAGTGCGCTTACCGTGAGAATGTACGGCCTCGCGCTACGGACTGTCACGCCACCCCGGGTAACGATCGCGCGTGTCGCCACCAGCGCAAGCGCTAGTAGGCCGCGCAACGCCCCCGGAACCCTGTTAAGGACGGCGCGCACGCTGTAGCCGCGCCGCAGGGTGTGGGCCTGTGCGGCGCCGCGCAGGTCCTCAATCGAGGGGCGCGGGGTCGTGTAGGTGGCCATCAGAGGAACCGTAGCTCACTGGCACCCAGGTCGTGGTGTGCCACCACATACCGCATCGTGTCGCATGCGTCGTCCATGATCTTGATCGGCTTGTCTTTCTTGGGGTCCCACTGGTAGCCAGGGATCTCTTCCTCCAGGCAGGCCGGGCGGGAGGCGTCGGTCAGCGCCGGGTCCCGCTCCACCAGTCCCCCGCGCATGATGAATAGCCGGCGCTCTTTGAACCGCTGCTCCACGCGGTCCCGCCCCAGGTTCACCCGCTTGTCGGCCGGCTGGGTGGGCAGGCCCAGGTAGCGCTCCAGGGTGGCCCTGTCCTCGGCCTGGTGGTCGGTGAGGATGACTTCCGGCTCGGGCTCGGTCCAGCGGTAGTGATGCTGCGCGGTCGGGTCATGCCAGTGCTCGGTGTCGGTACAGGCCGTGCGCGCGGCCGGTGTTTCACGTGGAACCGCGCGCCCGTGCCGGACCACGGTGGCCGCCAGCTCGCTGTGTAGCGGCGCGTTCGGGTCCGGCGGCGGCCACTCCATGTCCTCGGCCGGGCCATCCTCGTGCACGCGCACCGAGGCGAGAATGCGCTCCGCCCAGTCCTGCACGGTGCGCCCGGTACCCATGTGCTGGCGGTAGCAGTACAGCTCCCCGTCCGGCGCCGTCGCCCACATCGTGCACACGAACGGGTGCCGGAACCCAAAGTCGACGGACCAGGCGCGCGGCCAGTCCTCGGGGATCGGGAACTGGTCGATCAAGTGGGTGGCCGGGTCGTACTCCTTGAAGGTGATGTCCTCGGCGGCCACCCAGAGGCCCAGCCGCAGCCGCTGGTACCGCACCCCCGTGAGTGAGTCCAGGATACCGCGTATGTACTGCGCGCCGGCTTCGGTGAGCCGGTACCGCCGCCCCTCGTGTTCTTCGTCGTCCGGACTGGCAGGCTGGTCGGTAACTTCGTCGTAGTACCGGGGGTTGTCCACATGCCGCGACTCCCACATGCGCAGCCGGCCGGCCGTGGCGCGCGTCTGGAGCCAGTGGGTTGGTAGCTCTGGGTTGGTGTCCGCGATGATCTGCTGGAACGAGATCCGGCCGTTGCGCAGACGGGTGAGTAGCGCCTGCCAGTCGGTCTCCGTCAGCTCGATGGCCTCCTGCACGTAGATCACGTCGTACTCCGATGACATGATCTTCGTGGGCTTATTCATGCCGCCGAGCATCACGCGGGAGCCGTTCTCGTACCGGTACTGCGCCGGCTCCTCGGCGCTGCCGCCGTAGAACTCTACGATGCCGGCCTCAAGCGCCTCGGGCAGCACCCACTCCCGGAAGGTGACCAGCGCAGTGCTGGTCAGCGACTCGGCCGTCTTGCGCACGATCAGGCCCCGCGCACCCGGCGTGGCCAGCATCATGGCGTGCAGCTTCTCCAGGCATGCGCGGGATTTCCCCGTGCCGGCCGGCCCGGACAGGATGACCTCCGGGCCGCGGTAGCTCCACAGCTTCGCGCAGTTATTGCGCGGGGCGTAGGTGTGGACTAGCTGGCGGGTGGGCACGGCTCGTCCGGTCCGATGCTGCGCACAGCAGCAGTGACGGCGGCCAGCGGCGAGAGGCCGGCCGGCCGCCACGCTGCCATCTTGGCATCGCACGCGGCCTGATCGTGTTCGGCCAGCAGCACGCCGCACAGCGGGCACTGGTCCACGTACGTCAGACCGTTGAACCATGCGGGCAAACTCGCGAGGTAGGAGCGGCAGTCCCGCTCGATCCGCGCGATCAGTGCGCGCCGGGCGTGCTCGGCATGGTCGATGGACCGTACGCGGCGGATGTAGCGGGAGCGGCTCACTCGCCCCACCGGTCCCAGCAGATCGTGGCCTTGTGGTTCCCCTCGTGCCCGGCCGACAGCTCGCACGTACCGCGCACCTGGTCTCCCGGCACGTCCGCCCAGAACTCGGAAGGGCACTCCTGCTGCTCATTCTCTTCGGGTGGCATGGGCTCAGTCTACCGTCAGCCCAGTACACCCGTAGGGCTCCGAAGTCCCGTACAGGTGGACCCAGTAGCAGCCGACACGCTGGCACGTGCGTCCCTGCGGTGTTGCCATCTGGCCGGACGAACGCTGCCAGTTGCCCCAGTTGTGCCGGCGCTCCGCCCCTTCGTCCAAGACGCAGCGCACGCCATGCGGGTGCGCTGGATGGTGTGCCTCGGTGCATTCGTGGCAGCACAGTTCGGAGGGTGGCTCGCAGTGTTGCCCGTGTAAGTCACAGCACCGGGCCGCCGCCCCTTCGTCCAGGTACACCGTGTCTGGGTCCATCACTCGCCCCACTCGATCGAGTACCGATGCCGCCCGTCGTGCCCGGCAAGCAGGCCGCAAGGCAGTACGACGGGACTCGGGATGCCGAGCACAGCAGTTACCGTGGCTGGACAGCCGGCATAGTACGGCTCCACCCAGCGCGGCGACCCGAGCCGGATCACGTTCCTCGCCTCGGCCTGCTCGCGAGTACGCCGGTCGATGCTCACCTGAGTTCACCTACCTCGACTCCGACGATCTCGTACTTGACCGTGGTCACGTTCACGTCCACGACCTGCCGGTACGCGCCCAGCTCCTTGGCGACCATCTCCAGGGCCCGGTGCTTGGATTGGTACGCGGGCGCCAGCTCCTGCGGGGTGAGGCCGATCCGCTGGCCCTTACGGATCTCCCGGTCCAGGCGTTCCACGTCCCGCTGTAGCTCGGCAATGCGGGCGCCCTTGTTGGCCACCCAGAGCGCGGCGAATTCATCCGCCAGGCCAGCGCGCTGGCGCTCGATCTCACTGGCATACTTCTGGGCGAACTCATGCACGCTGCTCGGGTGCACGCCGTAGCGCTCGCCCACCACGGCCAGCGCGTCGCCAGCGGCCAGGTCCCGGATCAGCAGCGGGCGGTAGCGCGGGCTGTTGAGCACCCGCGGCTTGTACGGCAGGGTGCGGGCTACCTGGCTCACGTCGTCAGGTCCGTGATGCGGATCGAGGGACCCGGGATCGCGCGGTCCGGTGGCCACGCCCGGAACCGCCCCTCCCAGTCCGACTTGATCTCGGCCAAATCTCGCTCGGGCGCCAGTAAGTACATCGTGCCGGCTGGAACGTAGGGGTCGGTCACCACGCGAACCAGGCCGGGCGCTCGGCTCACCGCATCCCGGGCCAGCTGCTCGTGGTCGGGGTGCACCAGCAGGCGTGACTCATGGTCACGCAACCATTGGCCGATCGTGGGCTCCATGGTCACCCCCCGTAATCACATCTGGTTGCATCGGGTTACCGAACAGCCTACGCCGCCCCCTCAGGGGGTGCGGCCCGCACGCTTCCCCTCGTGGGGCCGCACCCCAGCTCATGGGGTCGGGGGCGGCGGGGTGGGCTCCTTGGGTGCCAGGCCCCAACCCATGCAGGTCATGGGGGGCCATGCGCCGGAGCCGTCGCCGTGCCGCATCACTAGGCCGTCAGCCCGCAGTGCGCGTTCCTTGCCGCACACCGAGCAGATGCCGCGCTTCCGCTCGCTCACGCCGCCTCCTCAGGCTCGGGGCACGCCGACCGGCTGTACAGTCGGACCGGCGGCCTCTTGATCATCTCGCACGCCAGCCAGATCAGCCCCACGTAGTGCTCGGCGCACAGCACCAGAGCGAGGGTGCGCACGGTCACGGGTCCGCCCCCGGCTCGGCCCCGCGATGCTGTGCCGTCCTCTCGATGCGGTTCAGCGCCTCACGCAAGCTGGCAATCAGCGTCTCCGCGTTTTCTACGTCCAGCACGCACTCGGCACCATTCAGGGTTTCTTCACGCCACACGGTAAGCCTGACGGTCTCGTTCCAGCTTGTAGCGGTCGCTACATCTAGCGTGTACTTGACCCCGCCCGAGTCCCAGCCCACGATTTCGCCCGGCAAACTGCTCCAGATGCTCACGTCCGCTCCCCCAGCATCCGCGCGAACCGCTGGCAGACCTCGGAGCCGCACGTCGCGTACCCGCCCACGTCGTGCATGAGCGGGCCACCGTACTGGTGTACGGCCCGCGCCAGCTCGCGCAGCTCGTCCATGTCCACCGGCTCATCCTCGTGCTCGCACATGACTGGCGGGCACTCGTGGTGGTCAGCGCACTTGTCCGCGCCGTGCAGATCGTACTGCTCGGACACCCAGGTGATCACTGCGTCCTGGCCGCCCAGTTCCTCGGCGATCTCGACTGCGGCGGCCAGGAGGCGCGCGAGCTTGTCGCTATGACTCTCGCTCGGCGTGCTCCCCATAGTTGACTCGTCGTCCGCCAGCGCCGTGCGCTCCGCTTCTGCGCGTTCTAGCGCCTCGCGCGAGAGCCGCACCGCCTCGGTGGCGCTGATCTCCGCCCGCGCCGGCCGGACCCCGCAGTCGTGTAGCTCACGGGCCAGACTTGCGTAGTACCGCTCGGCGGCCTCGTAGGTCCCCCAGGGGTCACCGAGCTGCCCATTCATGTGGTTGCGGATGATCTCCGCCAACGCGGCCCGCTCCGCGACCTCACGCTCCACGTCGCTCACTGAGGGTCCTCGATGATCTGGAGCGTGGCCACGAACAGGTCCCGCGCGCCACACTCGGTTAGCCAGGCTAGCTCGCGCTCGGCATCCTCGCGGGTAGCGCAGGCGTATGGGACGGCCATGCTACGGCCGGGCAGCACGGCTAGCTGGTTCGGCTTCCAGCCGCCGTTGCGCGCCACCACCACGTACTGCACGTCTCCGTACTCGGGGTTCGGGCACGCCCCGTGCTCCTGGGTCATGTCCGGGTGGACGATGCGCGTCCAGTTCTCGGGGATGCCCTGCCCGCACCGCGTGCAGCGCGGCAGGTCGCCCTCGGCCGCCGCTCCCGCCACGGCCCCCACGACCGCGCCCAGGGAGGCCGACTTCTCGGGCTTCACGGCGCCACCGACTTGACCTTGATCGCGATCCCATACCCGTAATAGAACGGGTTGCCCGGCGACCACCCGACCGTCAGCTCCAGCACGTCGCCCAGGTCGGCGTATATGTGCCACGTCTGGTAGCCATCCGTGGTTCCGACTCCCATGATCACGTGGTCAACCAGCTCAGGGTGCAGTACAAACGACTCGACCTCGCCATACGCGCAGCAGTCCTTGATCGGGATCAGCTCCACCCGCTGGCCAGTGTCAAGCGTGAGCACGACCACCGATCCGTCGTTCTCGGCCGACACGATCTTGTGCCCGACCACCGCATCGGCTAGCTCGGACACACTCTCCGGCATCGTGCCGTCATCCTCTTCCGGCCCCAACTGTTCGGCCGGGTACCTGTCGCTCATCTCATCCTCCAGGGAAGGGCCACGGCCCGCAGGTGCTTCCCCTCACCGTTGGGCCGTGGCCGGCTCAGGCGCTCTGCGGCTTGCGCGGGAACGGATAGACCGCCGTGACGACTCCGACCGTGTTGCCCGCATCGTTGCGGTGCTTTACCTCGTACGCGATCTCGTGCCGTCCGACCTTGAACGACAGCGTCTCGCTGGGCTCCAGCCCGAGTGCACGGCAGGCTTCCTGTACCTGCTCGAATGTGGGTGGCTTGGGCAGCCTCACGACGCACCCCCGATCGGCCGCAACGCCTGCTGGCGCCGCAGCCACGCCTTGCCTTGCGCGGTCAGTCGGAACGGGAGCACGTGCATGGTCGCCCCCGGCCCCCACGTGTCGGTGGTCAGGTGCTTGAGCACGTCCGCCTCCAGGTAGCCCTCCCGCACCAGCCATAGGGCCACGCGCGAGTCGGTCTCGTCCAGCTCGGTGGCGATACTCACCGCAGCCCCGGACTTGCGCTGGATGCTCACGGCCACCAGCGCGTGCGACGCGAGCCCCGCAGCCACGGCGGCGCGGTCGGGCCGGTTGCGGCCGGCAACGCCCGCCTTGCCCACGTCGGCCGCCTCCATGAGCGCCAGCGCGCGGGCGATGGTCATGCCGGGCGGGGCCGTGTTGGAGCGGCGCTCGCGGGGGGTCATCGGACACGCACCACGGCTAGCACGGCATCGGGCCGCAGGTAAGCCAGGGCGCGTGAGCTAGGCGTCGCGGCGGCACTGTAGCTGAACAGTGAGCCCGCCACCCTGATCTCGAATGCGTTGGCCCGGAATCGCACCCGCGACCCATCGTTCATCGTCGCCTCATACAGCGGCGCGTACTCACGTCGCCAGAGCTTCACGATGCCCTCCGTTCGCGCCGCATCATCCGGTCTCGGGTCGGCTCACTCAGTCCGCCCCAGATGCCGTGCGCGCGGACGCTGAGCGCAACACTCAGGCACTCAGTCCGGATGGGGCAACCCCAGCACAGGGCCGCCGCGTACTGGTCGCTCTCGGCCAGCGCCCTGCGCTCGGGAAACCACAGGTCGTAGTGCTCGCGCGGCTCGGTGCCGGGCGGGACCTCCAGGCACGGCACGAATGCGCCCCGCTGGACCGCGAGGCTAGGCACGGTGCTCGCCAGACCCACGCGTGAAGCGGAGCAGGCTTGCGGCCTTACGCGCCCACGCCTCGGTGGCATTCTGGTCCAGCATGTCAATGGCACGCTGGTAGCCGGCCTCCCACTGCTCGGCCTCCACGGCGTCCTCGGTGGGCGCGCTTTCCGTCCCGGCGTGCTCGGCCGCGCGCCGCTTCGCGTCGGTCAGGACGGCGGCGCGTACGCCATCCAGAGTGGCCGCGGCGGACTTGTCGCCCTGCGCCCGCAGCGCCGCGCTGGCCCGCGCCCAGCCCTCGGACAGCACGTAGTGCGCGGGCTCGCTCTCTTCGTCGCGCTGGCTCGGGTGACGCTCGGCAGCCAGCATGTCGGAGCGCCACTGCTCCAGCGCTTCTAGGCGATCCGCCAGCGGGCCGGATTCCAGCGACCGCACCCGGCTCGCCAGAACGACTAGGCGCGCCTCGATCTGGCCATCCAGCGCGCCCACGTCTCGCACCAGCTTGGCCAGCACGTCGGAGTGCTCGGTCAGCAGCGCTTCCGCGCGGCCGATCGCATCCCCTTGTGACGGAAGGCGCTCGCCGTATTCGCGGTCCATGCGGTCTAGGCGGTCGATCAGCCCGCCAAGCATGTCGTCGCAGCGGTCCCGGGTGGCGTCGATGCGCTCGCTCAGCAGGGATTCGCCGGTCTGCCGGCGCCGCTCGACCTCGGCGAACGCCTCGCGATAGGCGTCGATGGCACGGGCGATCGGGGAAGGGTCGTTCATGGTTGGTTCCTCTCGGGTGGCTGAGAGTTGAGGATAACCCAAGGGGCTGGTGAGCGCTAGGGGTTGCCCGGAAATGCGGACCGCCCGGGACAGGTGACCCGATGGGCACTTGTCACGGGCGGTCGGGCGGTCGTAGAGTCCGCCTACCTAGTAACTCAATAGCCTGACCGTAGCGAGAGCGGTCGCGGGGAGCAAGCGGACTTTGCCGACGCTTGCTGATCTCTCCATGTAGGCACGCCGGTTCGTACGCCGGTAACCCCCGTCAGATGGGCAGGGGACAGGAGTGTCCGCACGACCCCACGTAGGACGGCCCAGGGGGAGCTAGGTCAGAGGCGGGCACGAAGTGGCGGCAGCCCGGTTGTCCCGGCTCTACCGCCCGGCCCCGCCGTGGCAGGAGTAGTGCCCTGCCGGCTGAGCGCTCACGCGCACCACGCCCATACAGCGTCCGACCGCATACGGATCGGTACCAGCCCCTCAAGGCGGCCTCTCGATCGTCCCGAGTTGGGCAGCTATGCCCTGATCAGGTTGACCGGGAGGCCGCCGGGGGCCTTAACCGTCCCTCCAACGAGCCGTCCCGCGCCGGATGCGGTGATCAACTACTGGAACGGCCGATCGAGCGCCGCGCGACACCGCGCGCACAGCCGCTTGCGGGCCGCGACCTCGTATTCCCGCTGGTTGCCGGTTCCGTACCACCTACGCGCAGGAGCCGACTCCCCGCAGGCCGCGCTGATCTTGCCCGTGAACCCGCCGTCGCGGATCGCATGAACGTCCGGTAGACGGTGCGCGAGGTAACGCGCCGACCAGCCCTCGGGCAACGTCCAGCGCGGGCTACCCATCGAGCACCCACGGGGCCACCAGGTGCGGGGCGTGCATGTCGAACGCGCTGGCCGGGCAGTCCGGACAGGCGAAGAAGTGGCACGCTATGCCGCCCTGGATCACGCCGGCCGTCCATTCCCCGCGCGGGTGGTGGCACAGTCTGGCCTGGTGCCGCGCATGCTCGGCCCGGATCTCGTCCCACAGTTGCTCAAGCGTGCGCCCGGTCACCTGGACGGCCAGGGCGTCGCCGAACTGCGACTCCGGCACGCCCGTCCGGACGTCTATCTCGTAAGTGTCCAGCTCGGCCGGCACGTCATCCAGGATGCCGAGCCCCACATCATCGACCTCACCCCGGCAGTCCGGGCAGTAGTGCAGGCCCAGCCGCTCGGCCCATCCGTGCTCGACCGCCATGTCCGACGCATTGGCCTGCGCGGCTTCCAGGTAGTCGGCCGGCATGATGATGCTGGTCTCGAACCGGTTCGTGCAGCGACCGCGGGCGCCGTTGCAGAACACCACCAGCCCGATGGACACGGTCATGTCTTCACCCATCCCGCCAGCTCGCGCGCCTCGGCCGGCGTCTTGCCCGAGCCCGGGCACCGCATGGCGTTGGCGCTCTGCCGCACCTTGTGCCGCCGGTACGTGGTGCTGCCGCTGACCGCAATCGAGCGCCCGCAGACCGGGCACGGTGGGTCGCTGTAGGGGAAGTTGGTCACGTGGTCACTTCCTTGAGCGTGAACTTGGCGTACGCCTTGTAGTGCGGGCCGTGCTCGATGCTGCCGAGCGGGTGACCCTGCTCGAGCGAGCGCCGCACGTCGTAGCGCACGACCACGTACGGCAGCCCGAGCAGCGGCGCCATGTGCGCTTTCATGTGCTCGCGCGCCTGCTCGAACCGCTCGCAGGTGAACGTCAGCTCCGGGATGCCGTGGCCCTTGCTGCCCACCGGCTCGAACGTGGCGCGGTAGGTGGTCACCGCTCCCCCTTGCAGCCGAACGGCTCGGGGTAGCGGTCGGGCTGCCAGAGCAGCGAGCACCCCTCACGCTGGCACCGCTGGTAGATCCTGCCGAACCACTCGCGGCGCATCCCCCAGTCGTGCTCCGTGGTGTCGTCGCGGAAGGTCATGCCGGTCATGTCCATGCTCACGAGTACGGTGTTGTGCTCGATCACGTCGCACCCCCTGGCTCCTGGAACTGCGCCACGGGCAACGTGCGCGCCCGCACTCGGTCCCGCGCGGGCAGGCTGTAGCGGACGCTGGTGCGCTGGCGCGGGCGCTGGCTGGTCCGCTCTGGGTCGTCCGTCTCGTACGGCGCCAGCGGGGACTCCGGCCCGCGCAGCCAATGCAGCACGCGGACCAGCGTCGTCGTGTCCGGTCCCTGCTGCTGGTGCATGAGCCAGCGCAGCGTGCCGGGCGTCATGCCGATCTCGGCCGCCGCCTGCTGCTGGGTGATCCCGCGCTCCCTGATCGCGTCCCGGACCTCGACCGCCAGCCGCGCCGTGTCGAACTGGAGGCCGGGCTTGTAGGCGGGCATCACTCGACCTCCCGTCCGGCCACGTGATAGGTGACCTCGGTGCGCTGGCCGAGCCGGCAGCCCGAGCGGCATTCCTGCCCGTACCGGTGGTTGTGGGCCGTGGCGCGGTAGGCGAGTTCGACCCGCCGGCCGGCCCGGGACTGCGCCAGCGCGTAGGACTGCGGGTCGCGGCTGTAGTAGTGCCACTCGTGTGCGGACTCGTCAGGCATCGCACGTCCCCTGACATCCGTTCGCACCGTCCAGATCGTGACCGTGGCTACAGCGATCCGGCGGCACGGCGGCCACCATGCTGCGCGGGTCGCGGTACTTCTCGGCCCGCATGCGCAAGTACTGGGCGCCGGTCAGCGGCGGCGCCACCTGGATGGAGTCGAGTACGTCCGCCTCGGCCTCCAGCACCGCGGCGGCCACCACGGGCACGACGGCGGCCAGCAGCTCGGTGGCGGCCTCCAGGGTCTCGGCCGGGAAGTCGTGCCATGCGCCGAACGTCACGAACACCGTGCCGTCAGCACGCTTGCCCTTGATGTGTAGCCACTGGCTCGGCACCCACCCACTCGGATGGGGCAGCTTGAGCGGCAGCAGGTCGGCGGTCGGTTCGGTCATGATCCCCTCTTCTCGGTTGCGGCCGGCAGGCTCAGCCGGTCCGCGGTGCCCAGCGTCGGGACGGGCTCGCCCCAGCGCTCCAGAGCGTCCCGTACGCGCCGCTGGTCCATGGCCCCGCCGTGCGCGTGGCCGGGCGTCACCTTGATCCGGCGCTCCTGGCCTTCGTCATCGGTGAAGGTCTGGCCGGCGTGCGCGAGCAGCACCGGGCGAAGGTCGCTCAGCACGTCCTCGGCGGCCCGCTTCACCTCGACCGCCGCGTGGTAGCGCCGGGCCGCTTCCTGCACGTCCACGGGCGCTACAGGCGGGGGCGCGGGCTCGGTGCGAGCCGTCGTCAGCGAGCCCCAGCAGCGGGTGCGGAACACGCAGGAATCGCACGGCCGGTCGGCGGGGGAGCGGGCGACCCGGCCGAACTCGATCGGCTTGCGGCCCGAAACGGCCCGGACTACCTCAAGCAACCGCAGGTGCGAGCGGCCAGCTTCATCGGGATCGTAGCTCCAGGAGTCCACCCAGGTCGCGCCATCCGAGCGGCGCACGTACGTCGCCGAGAGCACGGCAGGCGCCTGTCTGCGCATCTCGAGCGCCGAGCCGTAGACCTCGAGCTGCCGCGCATCCTCGTCCCGCCGCTTGCCGGCCTCGAGCACCGCCGCGTACACACGGTCACTGACCGTCTTCACGTCGTCCAGGTGGGCGCGCTCGAGGCTGTAGGCGTCCGGCTCCCCCGGGCGCCTGAACCCGGGGACCTCGAGCGGTTCCTGTACGGCGGTCCATTGGCCGCTCGAGCGCCGGGCGGCGGCGATCAGGCCATGGATGGCCTTGCCGAGCGCGGCGGCCTGGACCAGTTCTGGCGGCACCGGGTCGGTCGGCTCGTACCCCTGCACGCGGTACGCAAGCTGGCGCACGCAGCCCCGACCGGGCACGAGCACCTTGGCATCGGACGGGCCGATTTCGCGGGAGCGGCCGGCGTCCTGGGTGTCCAGGTAGGCGCCGACCTCGGCCCATACGTCGGGGAGGCTCACGGCAGGTTCCGGATGCGGATCAGCGTCTCCAGCACCTCGTGCTCGTCCAGATAGCCGAGCACGTCATCGGTGATTGGCGTGGTGTAGCACAGGTCCCAGCGGTCACCCTCGTATCGCAGCACCGCTAGTTCCCACAGCCCGGCGTCCCCGCCGTAGGTGTGCGGCCCCTGCACGACCGAGGCGCCGTAGTTGTTGGGGAACTTGAACCGGGCTTGTACGTGACCGGGGCTTAGCTCGTGAAGTTGGACCAGGCCGGGCAGTTCGGCAGGGATGAACGCTAACTCTTTGCCTGTGTCGGGCGTGTTGGGTGGCATGAACACATGTTCGCACGGCAGACGTTTGATCACAAGAGACAGGAGAAAGCCCCGCCGGAGGGGATGGCGGGGCTTTCTTACGGGGGGACTTGAGCCTACCCGCCGCGCGGACTCTCAACCGCAGCGTGCGGCGCACCCGGCAGCCAGTCGTAGCTAGCGACCAGATCCAGGCGGGCCACCACCCCGTTCACCGTGCGCGCGTAGTCCATGGCCGCGCGCACGTATTCGAATACACAGGGACCAGGGGGCAGCACGAAGCGATCCTTGAACACGCTCGGCACGAGCACGACGAACAGTCCGCGATCAGCAAGCGGAACCGCGGTGGGGCCGGCTGGGACCTCGATCGGCTCGACCTCACGGTCCCGGGCGTGCCAGTCCAGCCACATTCGAGTTAGTGCGTACACCCCGCCGATGGTCGCCAGCGCGATGACCAGGGTCGGCAGCAGGGCGCTCACGATC